CGCCTAAAGGCGGTCAGTCGGTCCCGGCATTGTAGCCTGTGAGCTATTTTGCTGTATCGATGAGTGCTGCGTAGACTTTCAGAATCAATGTTGAATTTATCTTTTCTACCCGATGACTTCGCCTCACATAGTGAGGGATCAAAGGGGATATTAGATACGGTAGATTCTCAAGGTCCTCTGGAAGAACCCTACGAGCTGCAACCTTTTGGTAGATAGACCCACATCTATCCCGGTAATTCCGGAGAACAACCAAGAGTGGATGTAAATCGATACCTCGAGGGGCAGAACTGGATTCCAAAGCAGTCCCTAAGGACCCCATTTTGGGAAGTGTTAACAAATCTTTGTTATACATGTCCTTAACTATCTTTTCGATGTATGCGTACCTTGTACGTATCATCTTCATTTTAACCTCTTCGAGGTCAAAATCGTCCCATCTACAATCCGTTACCCCGAAAGGGGGCGTTTTGAGTGGGTATGAAAGAATAGTTAATACCTTGTCCGCCTTCCTACCTTTAGGGTAGATGGCAGATAAAGCACTTTGGACGGGTGTATTAAGCAAAGGAATATTAATACCTCTGTCTATGGATAATTTGATAAGATTCGGAAATAACAAATAGTCTTTTACTGCAGATTCAATAGCATCAGGAGGTAAAGGAGATAACTCTTCACCATCTTTAAAGATTCTCTTGGCGATCTCTGCACTCGACGGTTTACCGTCGCTGTGTAAAGATTTAGCTTCAGAGATCTTTATCGAAAAGTGATCGAGAAATCTCTTATACTCTCTTGCTACTATCGGATTGAAGATCGTAACATCATCACCGATTAAGCAATAGTCTTTAAACGGAGATTTAATCCCCGCTTTTAAGGCACATGCTTCAACGGTAATGTGATGCGTTAAAGCTGCAGCAGCCCATGAGCTTAATAAACCCATGGGTTGACCACAGTTATAACGTATATTACGGCCTTCACAGTAGAAGTCTCTATCTGTTAGGATCTTCCTCCATAAACTAGCTAACCGTGGGGTGTAAAGTATAGCAAGAACCCTTTCTTGTATGAAGATTGGATATCTGTCGGTGAAAGCTGTAAGGTCGTAAGACCAAACAGCCAAACCTTGAGATGTCTTTTCTCTTACGAGATCGGATATCCTGTTATGACTTGA